CGGTGCTAGACGCTACCTACCCATTCAACTCGGGCAGGTGAGCATAGTGTCAAGTGCCGTGTTAGCTACCTCCCAAGGAGGCTAGCACTTCAGTGTGGCGGTGCGCTAATAAGGCAGAGGCTTGACCCCGAATCGGGTCTCTGTCTCGTCGGTCTAATCAACCGGCGGAACAGTAGGGGAACTTCCCCCTTACCCTCTGCTGTTTGCGTTACGGCCCGTTTAAGTCGGGCCGCGTCGCCGCACACAAGTCGAAGGAGCTGATGATGGACCAGTACAAGTCCCGGAGGGTTCGGTTTACCGGACCCTCACGCCAGATGGCCTTAAGTGGCCAGTGGCTGAATTACAATGGGACTATACTGGAGAGTACAGAATACATGTACTCACAGTGGCATCGCTTCAGGAGAAAAGACCTGGGCGATGGGGATATGGGCGGAGAGTTCTTTCATTTTAAGAACTACTTCCAAACCAACACGCCTTTTGTCAGCGTGTGGGGCCCACGTTCCGGTACAATCTACCGGCACGAGGGACCGCTTTTTGCGGTCCCTTCGTTGGCTAGCGTCTTCACCCCACTAGGTTCGCCCTCACGGGCTTATCTAAACGGGTTAGGCGCGACAGCGATCGCGAGATCGTTGCCAACGAATCCCAGTTTCGACGCAGCAACATTCATTGGTGAGTTGCATGAGGGATTACCTCGTGCGATGGGCGTAAGCCTTTGGCGTGACAGGGCCCTCCGCGCGCGATCTGCGGGCGGGGAGTACCTTAACGTCGAATTCGGCTGGAAGCCTCTCATCAATGACTTGCATAAATTCGCGCGGGCTGTGAAGACATCTCACAAGGTGTTGACGCAATACTCGCGCGACTCGGGCCGTAAGGTCCGGCGTCGATACTACTTTCCATCTGAACTGACGCGATCAGAGACCAACGATGTTCAGCAGGTTTTTCCCGCTGTCGATGTTGGGATCTGGTTTAATCAGTCCACGTCATTCCCACGAACCACTATTCAAACAACCCAGGTTGATACCTGGTTTAGTGGCGCATTCACCTATTACCTGAACGTCGGCAGCTCTGCTGCTGACAGGATGGATAGGCACCTCGCTGAAGCTAACAAGCTTCTGGGGATCCGATTAACACCGGATGTGCTGTGGGAACTGGCTCCGTGGAGCTGGGCTGCAGATTGGGTCGGTAATGTGGGCGATATTGCCCACAATGTTTCTGCCTTCGCATCTGACGGCCTGACGATGCCGTATGCATATCTCATGCAGCGAAAAACTGTTGAGAATGTGCACACGATGTACGGGGTTCGAGCCAAAAATGGCTTTGGTCCCGCAAATGTGGTCTCCATCTTTGGGTCAGAAACCCAGAGTAGGATCGCAGCATCGCCCTTCGGCTTTGGCCTCAAGTTTGACACCCTTAGTGGGCGTCAACAGGCCATCATTGGTGCACTTGGACTTTCTCGTGCACCTCGTCCGACGCTTAAGCGCTTGACTTAGGCGTTGTTCCACCATGTCGGCCAGCAACCAGTTGGTCGTCTGACAAACAATCAGGAGTTGTGCCTTGGCTTTTACCGACCCCCAATCCGTGACAATCAACGCCGTGGCAAACTCGCTTCCGCGAGTGGGCCAGGGCATCGATTCCGGCGCCTTTTCCAAAGACGACGGCAACGTGAAGCTGGCGATTTCTCACCAGTACGGGCGACGAACTCGTCGCCTCATCAGGTTGGATCACGCGAAGATCGCAGCCGACCCTCTCATTTCGGCCCAGAGTATCCGTAACTCCATGAGCGTTCAGCTCGTGGTGGATACCCCCTCGACGGGTTATACCGTCGCGGAGGCGAAGCAGATCGTGGACGCCCTTGTGGCGTACCTGTCTGCGACGTCTGGTGCCCGAGTCACCCAGCTTTTGGGTGGGGAGAGCTAGACCTAGATATAGGTCTGGTCGACTACAGTTTCTGTTGTCCCCTCCAGGGGTAACCCTGGAGGGGCAGCGGTCTCGGACTGCCTAGTCAGCAGTCGATTAGTTGGTGAAGTCAGGCTAGGGATAGGAGAACCGGATATGAACCCGGCCGCCTTGAAAAGCCTGATGCAGCTCTGCTCTGAAGTGCTGATTGAACTCGGCACTTTATGCTGCGTTTGCACCATCCGTGACTGGAAAACTATCACGGATCGGGTCGAACACGAGGGGTTTTCGTTTTTAACGATCACCCTGCCATCTTACGCAAAGGAC